CTTTGCCACCCATTGCTACAAAACCACCTTCATTTCTATAATCTTTTTCCATGCCATCCATGTCAATCATTTCTGATGTTTCAGTTTCCATAATCCCACCTTCTTGTTTGCCTACTCTAACAGGAACGCCGCCTGATCTATAATCAAATTTATTATATCCTGCTGGTGTCGTGTAACCTGGAACTGTTGATTCTGGTACTGGTCCACCAGACAATAAACCTATTCTACCACCATTAGCAGCCATGGCTACTTCTTGTGGTTGCTCCATACCTGCACCTTCAGGTGCTTGTTGTTGCATTACTGCTTTAACAAATTGTTCAAAAGATAATGTGCCACCTTTGTTTTTGTATTTAACAAATTCTGCCATAAGCATTTGTTCTGCTTGTGCATTACCGGCGCCACCACCCGTGTTTAACATAGCTCTACCACCAGCTGCCGCATAAAAGTTTGGTTGTACATATTGTTTTTGTGGCATAAAAGATAATCCTGCTCCCTGGTCCCCGAGACCTGAGTAATAATTTCTTGCCATATTTCTAATGTTTGCAACATCCATAACTTCTATATCTTCCTCTTCTTCTTCATCACCACCCATAAAAAATGGAGCTGCGATTGCTGTAGCACCTAAACCACCCAGTAACATTCTGGGTACACTAAACCCTTCACCAGATTTTCCGCCTACTCTAAATATATCTCCAAGTGAACTAAGCTTACCACCAGTTCCAAGTGCGCTTCCAGCACCTCTGGCAAGAGCCATTAAATTTCTAGGATTAAATCTTGAAAGACCAACTCCTGTTCCACCTGACATAAAAGAACCACCTAATGCGCCAAGACCACCTATTAAAGCCATCTTTCCTATAGGACTTTTAACAACCTTCTTTAAAGCACGACCAGCTTTCTTTACAATTTTACCTAAAAAGTAACCTTGTCTCGGGTCTTGTAGAGAACCTATTCCGCCTTGTATTTGTTGTGGTTGTTGCATATTAGATATTGCCATAATTTTACCTTAATCTTATGTTTACTTTGTTTTTGCTAACAAATCAAGAGGAGGCATTATGACTTTTACATCTTGAGCC